TGTCCCATTACCAGTCCGTTAAAATAGAAACTACAAATAAAAATACGCCAAACATACACATAAAAAACAGAATGCCTAGTTGGACTTCCATGTTTCCCAGGGGTTACAGTTATTCAAACATGATTCTGGATGTGCCCATTCTTTTTCCTTTTCTATTGATAACTGATGTCTCAGTCTTCGAATCTCTTCCTTTAACCAGCGATTCTCATTTTCTAGTTCTGTGATTCTGTCCATAATGCTCTAAAATATCGGTCTACGTGGTTTAAACAATCGAGTGGTGCTTCTTGTTCTGTGTGTGCCCAATCATAGCAAAAGTCAATCATATCTGATGAGACATGACTGACTCCATACATTCTTGAAAATGAAGACCAGGCAAAGTGAAACCGCATTCTAGTGTGCGGTTCCATTGCCCTTATAGTGTTCGGATTCATAGTAGTGCCCCTTCTTAGAACCGAAGTAAATTGTAGCGATTACAAAGGGTATTGCCACTATAATGAGTGCTTTTCCTAACAAGTGTTCCATTACCTTACGTGATGTCCTCCAAACATGTAACGCATACCATTTAAAACCTTGGACGCGAAAGCACCAAGACTGCGTGAGTTAAAACGCTCATACAGCGCAGTGCTGATGACAGGAGCGGGTACGCCAAGATCCACAGCAGCGTGAACCGTCCAACGACCCTCACCACTGTCTGATACTCCACCACCGAACTTGCTAAGTTCTCTATCATTTGCCAATACAGCAGCGGTAAGATCGAGTAACCAACTACCAACAACGCTACCACGACGCCATAACTCAGCCACCTCAGCAACGTTAATGTCATAACAATAATCTGCTGGATTGTCCATTGGAGCAACCTCAGCATCTCCTTCCTTGACATACTTGGCACCAGCGTTTGCTTCGTGGAGAATATTAAATCCTTCAGCATATGCTTGCATTATACCATATTCAATGCCATTGTGAACCATCTTCACAAAGTGCCCAGCACCCGCAGGTCCACAATGCAACCAACCAGTTTCTGCTTGTGTTACGTATTCATCAGGTTGTGTACGCTCGGCGGCAGCAATTCCTGGGGAGAGGGCATTAAAAATGGGCGCACAAGCGGCGACCGCAGTATCTCCGCCACCAACCATAAGACAGTATCCACGGTCCAGACCGTAAACACCACCACTAGTGCCACAATCAAGATACGCGATGCCCAGTTTTGCAAGGCGTTCTGCTCTTTTCCGACTGTCCTTAAAATTGCTATTGCCATGATCAATAATAATATCGCCTTCACTACAATATCGTAGTAACTCATTGATCGTATCCTCTACTGTTTCTGCTGGTACAACCATCATAAAAACTGCTGGTTTCTTATTAGAAACAGCCTTGTAACTATGCATTACTTGAACAAGGCTTTCAATAGAAGTGGTACATCCACTGATATAACCCTTTTCATATTGCTCACAAGCTTTTTCATAGTTGTTTCTATAACCCCATACTTCGTGCCCATTTGCGATAAGACGACGGGACATTCCTTCACCCATACGTCCTAGTCCAATTATCCCAATTTTCATAAATTACCTCGTCTGAATTGCTAGTAAAGTTTCATACGGAATCCAAGCTGGTGTTTCATTTTTGAATTGCACCTGAACTTCAGTGATTACTTTGTTTAAATCTTTTCTATAAGTTTTTCTTGTATTTTTAACACATGATAATGGGTTGTTCATATAATCCTCCCTGGTGTATATTCAATGCTTTCAAGAACTTCATTAAGAAGTTCACCATATTCTTTGAACTGCCTGTCTCCCGCAATGAAAGATCTTTGCCTACGCCAGATTGATTCGGCAAACATTCTTCGTTCTTGTTCTGTAAATTGGTCGAATCTGTTCATTTAATTAACTCCATTGCTCTATGTAGTTGTTCATAAATCTCCTCCGTCCCTCCTACCAATAACATATCCAAGTAAGATTCCACTTAACCATGCAATATAAAGGTATAAAACACTAGAAATAAATTCTATAAATTCAGTCCAGTTCATCTTCTAACTCCTCATAAAGAGGACAAGGTTCCTCAAACAAATACTGAATTCGCAGTTCTTGTACTTTTTCTTGCAACTTTTCGTAGTCTTCTTCGGTCATTTTTCTTTGAATAGATCCTCTACTTGTTTGCGAGCATTATCCATTTTTTGTTTTTCTCGTTCGCAGTGCCTATAACCACGTTTGCCTGTCATAATCAATGTCCCCTGATAGAACATTGTGACGGCAAACACCAACAGTAGAACAATACCAATCAGTTCAGGGTAATGTTGAGCCATGGCAATACGGGGGGTATTACTCCGATAAGTCGAAGCAGACCTTCAGCAAAAAGTGCAAGAACAACCCAACCAACACACATACTAATAATCGAAGCATTCCGATTGTGACGGCGTATGGCAGCATCAATCATCTCCTGACATTCTTTTTTAGTGACTAAATTACTATCATTCATTCTTTGTCACCAAGAAACTTTGCCAAGGGATCTCTTCTGGTTTTTACAATTTCACATGCTCTTTTGTAGAACATATTCTCAGTATTACCAGATTCTTCAAAAACTGACTTTATCTTCACCCAATTATTATAGGTGTGGTCATCCATTTTGCTAGTGTAGAATACATACTAGCTATGATAGCAGGTACTTCTAAACTGTCAACAAAGTGTTCATTTCGTAACAGTGTTGAAGAAAATGTTAAGTTTGTAACTTATCTTAAACGGAAAGGGTGGGATTCGAACCCACGGAAGCTCTCACTTCGCTAGTTTTCAAGACTAGAGCCTTAAACCACTCGACCACCTTTCCAGGTTTTTAGCGAACTTCAAAGTCCAGTTTACGAACCTTGCGTTGCCTTCTCTGCTCTTGCCAGAGAATATCCTCATTGGAAAGAACGTTTGTCTTTCCTTTGGATTGATAAGAGTTTAACATAACAACTAACGATAAGTCAACTGCTGAAATCTTCTCACCACGAATAGTTGTCATATTAGAACAACCGCAAGAGACGGTCTTACTTGGGTGCCCTTCCAACTCTCTACTACAAGAGCGGCACCTTACCTTTATGTTATCCATTGGTCAATATAATGTGTTCCTTACTTCAATCAGGAATGTTTGAAGTATTTATAATGGGCGATGACGGATTCGAACCGCCGACCTACTCCGTGTAAAGGAGGCACTCTACCGCTGAGTTAATCGCCCTTATGTTGTTATTGTAGCATATACTCTACGGTTTTGGCAACATCTTCCATTGCTACTCTTAAATCTGGGCGTTGTCCTGACTCCATTCTACGATCGTCTGTTTCATCAGTCAGGGTCCAACGCCATTGATTCATTCTCTTACAATACCAGAGATTGATTTTCATCTGGGAAGTATTCGCACGTCCAATAGTATTTAACACTACTCAAAAACTGGCACCACAGAAGGGTTCCATTCTTCTCTCACTGCCTTCATAACATCTTTTGGTACACCATAATATCCCATATGCATCCAGACACAATCAATATAGCGAAGGTCTTCACGATCCGCGTCAATAGTGAAAGCATCACAATACTGGACAATATCATAAGGAACTTCTATTTTTTTCCAAGTGTAAGGTTCTTCAACAAAAAATGGTACAGTCATTTGTCAATAATCTTTTTGCACTTCTCTACATTTTTTCTACAAAAGTTGTAGACATAACTATCAGCATCAATCTCCATTGTGTAATGGACGTGAGTATGCATAGATTGAATCAAAGCTAAAAATCCAACAACCAAAAGATTGAAATGCGTAACTGGATGAAGGAGAATCTTTTTAAGCATAAAAAAAGGGGACCGAAGTCCCCAGTATTATAGCACGGATTCAGTGAATCAGAAGGTCCACTTGACACCAGCCTTGGTGCCGTAACCGTTCTTAGCACCGTTAGCGCCAGTTGCCAGGCTGAACTCACCGTAGACACCCAGGTTCTCGGTAGCAGCAACAGAACCGCCAACCTTACCAGAGAATACGGTGTCAGAAGCAGCACCGTCAGGGGAGACAACCGAAGGACCACCCTGGATGTAGTAACCCAGAGCACCAGTCGAACCTTCGTAA